AGCAAATCTGTTTGATACCTTGTGATCTTCTTGGGATGAACTTATGATGAACTCCTTACCTTCGTAATTTCTGATGTTATCATACCGCCTCCCATCAACAGCTTTGATGATAAAGCAATATGGCGACTTCATATTAAAAATCTATTTTGTATTCTACTGATACTGGCATTGTATTAGAAAACTGCTTCCAGCATATGATCTCTCCTTCTCTCTCTATCCAAACCTGGTACCCTTCGGTACCAAGCTTGATAGCATAGATCGTATACTCGCTGTTTAAGACCTTCTGACCTACTGTGTAGTGCATGCACTTCATGTAGTCTGGTCCAACTGATATTTTTCTAATTATATTCACCTGTTAATAGATTAATATTGCTTGCGCCATATCTTTCTTGAACGTCCTTCTGGAATGAAGAAAATTCTTGCACTGCGATTTCAAGCTCTGTCATTACTGTTAGTTTTTGGCTTTTTAGACGTTCGAATGTTAGTTCGATATCAGCCACTTCGAACTTAAGGTCTCTATACCTTCTGTTCAGCTCAACCAATCTGTTGAGATCTTGTTCTTCTAATTTTTTCATTTTAATTAAATTTTATAGTACAAATATAGTGATTATTATAATGTCATATCAATAATCACTTCATAACCCATTTGCTCATAAGCTAACTTAGCATATTTGTGAGCTGTGTCTAAAGATTGAACTTCACCTGCTTCTAACTCAGACTGATAACTTCCTACAGGTACATCAGTGTAAAGCATCTTACCTTCTGTAAATGTTTGTTTATTTGCAAATGTAGCTACTTCACCTTGAATAGTAGTTCCTGAGAAATCTCCCAAGAATCTAATTCTACCATAAACCTCTGGTAACTCAATACCTGTTCCTGAGATTGTAATCTTTTTGTCTTCTGTTGCTTTAATTAAGATTGCCATAATATATTTTTTGTAAAGATAATAAAAAACTATGCAGGAGCAACAGTTGTAATTGTTCCTGAACTACCAATGTATTTTAACGCTCCTCCTTCTACATATAATTTACCTCCTCCTGCTAATGCAACAGTTGGGGCTGTACCATTAGGAATATATATAACTCCTATATCATTTGTGTCTTCTGTTGGTGTTTGTAGTAATAAATTAGATTGAGAAGTTATTGAAGCTCTTTCTGCTAATGTATTATTTCTTAATAACTCAAATTTAAAATAAGAACGAGCATTATTATTTAATCCTACTCCCCCATTATTTCCAACTGTTAAATAAGCTAATGGATTCCCTCCAAGTCCTCCACCTGAATATAATGTGGTAAATTTTAATACAACATCTGATTGAGTAGTACTATTAAATTCATTTCCAAATCTTGCTACAACTTGTTTTTGAGAACCTATTGTATTTACATCTAATAAATGAGAGGGAGCACTTGTACCAATTCCTAAATATTGGTTAGTACTTCCCACACAAAAATATGATGAATAAGTAGAAAGTCTAGTCATTTCTACTCCAAACTTGTATGCCGATATTTTATAGTCAGATGCAGTTGTATTTACTTCAATCCTTTCTGTTCCTGTTCTAAACTTTACTAAGCCATTTCCTGCTACGTCAATTAAATTATCTGTATCAGCACTATTCCTAACTCTAAATGCTATATCAGTTGATAATGCACCTTGGGCTCTTACATCAAGTCTTGCACCTGCTGTGGATGAACCAATAACAACTTGTGATGATGAATCAGCCCAAAAAGAAGTACCAACTGCTTGTATTCTTGTTCTTAATGCTGAAGACCAATTGTAAAGTTTTAAAGCACCTGTATATGTACTACCTGGTGCGGCATTAAAATCATTACCAAGTTCAGCTTGTGAGTTACCAGTTGTTCTTAACATTAAAGTTGCTGCTTGATTATAATCTTGAACAAAAGTACAAGTAGCAAAAGAACCTGATTGAAATACTATTGTTTCATTTCCTTGTATCTTAAAATTAGTTACTGTTCCAGAACTATTTAATACTTGCAATGGTATATCAGTAGCAGCAGTACCAGCAGCCTTTAATCCTAATCTTTTTAATGTATTGTCAAAAGTAAAGTTAGCATCTTGCTGTACTACACCACCAGCTTGGAAGAATACTCTGCCATTAGTTCCTGATGTTACAGGAGTTGTGCCTACTGTTAGACCTGTAGATATAGTCCAGCTTCTATTAGCACTAAGGTCTTGAGTTGTACCATTAATAGTAATAGTACGTGTATCTGGAACGCTACCATCTTGTATATCCTCAATAGTATATACGTTAGAAGGGCTGTTGGCCTGAGCTGATTTTCTTTCATATGTATCAACGTCTGGAGCTATTCCTATAAACTTTGTGCCTACTGGTATACTCATTTTAATATGTTTTGTTTAGTATAAATATATCACTGTAAATGCTGTTACCTACGTTAGCTGCTCCCCATTGTACTGTTATATCAAGTGTATTAGATATAGTAGTATTAAATGTTGTATTATTAACTTGATTAAAAGCAAATCCTTCCAAAACACCATTTGATGTTTTCACATAGTGAAATGTTCCTAATGAAACTATAGAAGCTACACCAGCAGCACCTAACTGTCTAATGGTAAAATCTATATTTAAAGAGAATACATCATTTGTGATGTTAGAAATAGGTTGAGCACCGCTATCAAGCAAGATCACAGAACCAGATTTAACTCTTATTCTTATAGTTTGATTGTTAGTAGCATTTAATATACCAGCCATTACAGCTCTAAAGCTATCTCCTATTTGAAATCCATTGGCTGGCACAGATAGTGATCCCACACCTCCATTGATCAGAGATGTCTCTACTATAGTATTAGTAATAGGAGTACTATTTGCCGTCTGAGCAAACAAACCTATATTACCTTGTATCTGCTCTATTGTATAAACTTCAGTAGGACTGTTTGCTTGTGTTGATTTTCTTTCAACCATGTCAACTCCTGGTAGAATTCCTATAAATCGTGTGCCAGATGGTATACTCATAATGCTTAGTTATATACTCTTATCTCAAAACTAGTCTTGTACAACATAGCATCTTGATAGTTACTACTTAATAAAGTATCTAGTATAATACTGTCAGCATCGTTTACATATGCATAAGTATATACAGAATCACCTCCACCTAATGGAAAAGTACCAGCTTGGTTTACAAGTATTAACACCTTATCGGCATCTGGAAACTCTCCAACAAGTGTGGCTTTATAATTACCCATGCCTAACCTAGTCCATACAATAGAACCAGATAATGTGTTATCTAGAACAACAGCCGTTGGATCGCTAATACCTGATTGAGTTAATAATGCCGTATAAACTTTATATGTAGTACTACTAAAGTTAGACATGTCAAACTGTTTCTGATCGCCATTAGAATCGCTACCAAATAGTTTATCTCCTGCGCTAGGTGTCTTTAGTGGATAATTATTTACTTTCATAATACAAATATAGTTATTTTCCTTGACCTCTATATCCCTTCTTGTATAGTTTACTGGTCTTTATTTTTGACTGTTTTGTTTTAGCATGAACACCTGGTCGGCTTACATACTTTTTTTCAAATCTCTTTACCTCGTCTGCCTTCTTTTTCATAATCCTTTTAACATTTTAATTAATCGTGGACAAGGGTAAACGTCTGACTTATCAACCCTAACAGAGTTATGTGTGTATAGACCGTTCTCACCTTTTAATGCACGTTTAGATAAATCCCATATGTCATCGTTATATTTTAGACTTATGCCATATGTCTCACCAAGATAAACAAGAAGCTCTCTTGTAGCCTCTATCTGCTTGTCTGAGTATTTGTGCCAAAGTTTATGTCTTTTGAATGGCTTATCTAAAACAGTAACCTCTGAAGGATCAACAACACCACCAACATAGTTATAATACTTTCCACCTTTCTCTACCAAGTACGCCCAGTTAGTTATCTCTATACCTACCGAATACTTATCTAAGTTCTTATATGGCAATCCTTGACCTTTAAACACGCTGTCTTTTACACCTAAGTGCCACGCCCAATCTCTTGAACTAAACGCTTGTGCTATCGTACCTTCGTATCCTATCACAAATGCAGTAGCTACACGCTCTTTGTTAGATTCCCAACCTTTAATTGTGTTTACCGCGTTCTTATTACCAGCTGTGTGGTGTAAATAGATTTGATTTTTAGCAGTGTTCTCTGCAATGTACTGAGACTCTGGAAGTCTTTGCTGTACGATTTTAGTAGTATCCATTATTGTTTAATTTTTTCAGCTTCCTCTTTTGCTCTTAATACAAATGATCTAAGAGACTTTATGATATTCTTGCCTGTTACAGCCTCATAATTTTCGTTGATTGACAATATCTCAACAAACACACACCCAAGTGCGACAACCTTTGTCATTATTAGCTCAACAGAGATGAACTCAGCCACTAAATCAGCAGCGATATACTTCTCTATCAAGAACACGAAAACAATAGCCCCAGAGTAAAGAACTGACTTACTTATGGTATGTGATAACTTCCTGCTCTTTATAGAGCCCCATCCGTTCTTTTTAACACTTCGCCAGATGCCGAACATAGTGTCTAATAATATAGCACATATCGCTATGTATATCATTGGCTTTACTGGACTTATTATAGCTAGTAAGGATGCTATTAAGATCTTAATTTTCATTTTTTGAATATATGATGTAAACAACTAAAAATATAAACAAGATGCCTAGTATTCTATATAGCCACATCTTGTTGTCTTTCTCATAGTACTTTACTGGTATCTTTCTTTCAATGATCTTCTCGTAAGGTTTTTCTATAAATACAGTGTCGCACTTTCCGTTTATATACACCTTGTCATCAACTCTCCAAACTTTAACCTTTAAACGATCTTTTGTTATAGTGACGGTATCGTACAACTGATCAACCTTTACAACAGTATCTACCCTTACCTCTGGGATTGTTATTCTAATTGTGTCTCGTATGGTATCCTTTATTATCAAGGTATCAGTAGTCAATAACCAAGGATGATTTTTAACCAACCTATTGAAACGTTGTTTTGGACTACATGACAATAGACCGATTGATAGTATGATATATAGGATGATCTTCATTATTCAAAAGGTGGTGGTGTTGGTTTCGGTTCGTAAGGAATTAAGTCAATGTCTTTAACCCACATAAAGTCAGGATTAACACACTGCTCCATTTCCTCAACTGATATAACCCATTGGTCTGTAAGGTTCAAAATTGGGTTAAAATATGAATCAGGTGCATACCAT